CACTTCGCCTGTTCCTAATGTCATAGCGGTAGCAGGTGCTTCTATACTCGCAGTTCCAGTAATAGTAACAGATCCAGTACGTATAATCAAGTTGTTTCCAGATACTTCTATATTAGCATCCGCAGAAACTGTAACGTTCCCCGTTCCTAAAGTTAGTGGTGTTTTAGGTGCTTCAAGATTAGCTGTACCAACTATTGTTACTGTTCCAGTGCCAAGTGTTAATGGAGTTGGATTAGGAACTTCTGTAACCGCGTCTGCTGCAATATTTGGATTCCCAATATTAGCAATTAAATTATTGCCTGTAACTGTAATAGTTACTACATTATCTGCTCCTACTTGAGATATAGGAAGTTGTGAGATTGCATCAAAACCTAAATTCATAAATGTCCTTAAAAGGAGACAGGGGGTATGTGGTGGTGACACAGCCTCCATCTAAGAATTATATCATCGTTTAAACCAAGAAGGAAGACCTAAATGTGGACGCTTGTCAAACATATTATCTTTTGATCCTGGGGTTTTACGATTATTATAATGCAGAAAAACTTGTACGCATTCTTTGCCTTTGAATTTTTCTCTCCAATGTTCTAACTCTACACCTCTATAAACTAACATATCTCCAGGTTTTAGATCTACTCTAATTCCTTTTGCTTTACTAGCCGCTGTAATATTTTTGCCATCGGGTGCACCTACATTTTCATTTGGGCTTAAATATATGGGCCAGTCATCACCACCTAGGTTCATAGTCGTAGATATCTCACAACTAAATCTATCTTTATGTCTTTTAAGTTCATCACCTTTTTTGTAAATTCTTGCATAAGTGTAAGCTGGGTATAATTTTAATCCTGTTGCTTTTTCCATATCTGGTTGACATTTAAGTAATAAAGTTTCCATAGCCATATTAGCATATTGAGAATATGTGTTTGGTATCTGTTCATTTGCCCCTTCATAATATCCAATGATAGTTTCAAAAGGTGAAAAATATCTTGCTTGTCTACAAGTGTCATAAACTTGTTTTTGCATTAAAAAATAGTTTGCAACAAATGCAGCTAAATCTTTTGATATAGCTTGTTTAATAACTGTATATTTATTTTTTTTAAACGACATTTTTAATCATTTCTTTTGGTACCGCTTGTATATTCCAATGTATAAATCTAAATGGTTCAATACCAAAATCTACTGCATATTCGTGTTCTAAATAACCTGGAAATATAATTAATGTCCCTGGTTTAGGTTTCATATGAAATTGTTCGTGACCTGTATATACACCTTTTAAGTTTGGTTTCATTTTTAATTTTGTGCATCTTGCACCTGTTTTTGGTTCGTGAAAGATTGGGTATGATGTTTTATCACTGCATTTTAAAAAATAAAAACCTGATACGTGTTGGTTCCAATGTATGTGTGCTGAATGATGGCCACCACCTTTTTTAGCAAATTCTTGTACCCACAATTCAGAAAACATAGTTTCGTATTGTGACATATCATAACCCTGATGATCTAAATATTCCCAAGATTTTTGACCAACATAATTTCTAAAATCTAAAAAATCATTATCTAGTGTTAGTGGTGTTGAATGATATGATCTTCCAAAATCACCGTGTTCTTTTATAAATTTTTTTTCTCTTTTACGAGCTTCTGCAATATATTTATTACTAGCTTTATTTAATGATTTAACAAACTCTGGTTTTTCTTCATTCCATATTACAGTTGAAAAATAATTATTTATAAACATTATCTAAAAGGCCTTCCTAAATGCCATACTACAAGACTATATCTTGTGCCTGATGTTACTGGTTTAACTCTATGCCACACAAAACTAGGAAATACAATAATAGATCCTTTTGGTAATATTTCTTTACATTGCACTCTGTGTTTTGATTCGTCTCTCATATGTGGATCATAGTTTCTAAAATCAAATTCTAATTCACCACCTTTGTATTCTGAACCATCTGTTAACTGACAAGTCATAGATAGTTTTCTAATTTTACCGTGTTCTGGGTGATTTACATTATCTCTTTGATAAGGTTTATCCCAACTATCACAGTGCCAATCGTAGTATTGATTTAGTTTATATTTTGTAAACTGACAAGACTCACTTCTGTCCCACTCAAAATTCCAACCTGCCATTTCATTTGCTTTATGCACATAAGGATGTAATTCTTTATATATCCAAGTATCATTAAGCCATACTAAATCTGATTTTCTTTTTCTTTGTAAATTCTTAACTTCTTCTTTGTTTAATTTTTTATCACCATAACCACCGGTTCTAGCCATAACTTCTTTTTGTTGGTTAGCATAAGCTATAACATCATCACAAAATTTAGGTGTAAGCACACCACTAAAATACCAATAATAATTAGATATATTCATATGTTATAGTTTGCACAAAATTTAAACTATCCTTTTGATTGTTAGTTATGTAATACATATTAGTTGATGGAAACATAATAAATTTATTATTTGTTAAAGGTATGTCCCAAGATTTACCTTTACGTCTATTGTCCTCATAATATATTCTAACCATACAATTTTTTACATTTACACCATAAAGTAATGTAAAATCTGGTGAGTTTCTAAGATCTACAGGGTCAATATTTAACAAAGGTATTGTTGTTTCCGCAGGTTTATACATATTACCCCACGTTTCTTTATTAATTAAATTAATATCATACTCAACTTTAATATGTTCAGAAACATAAGTTTTTAACATATCCCAAGTTCGTGAAAATGGAAAAGGTGAGTCTGTAACTTCTGAGTTTAATATATCTTTTTGAAGTTTATCTCGGTCAATGTCCCAATCTTTAGGCATCGCCACATCACCATAATATAATGCTATTTCAGATAATACTTTCTTTTGCATACCACATACCTTTGTAATTTATGCTTTATCGTCTGTCAAGTCCCAAGATTGATTAGCTTCATTCCAAGCATAATACCATTCGTGAGTAGCTGGTGTATCGTCAGTACCGCTATTATTTTGTGCTTCTTGTTCAGCAGTTAATGCAGGAGGATCACCAATTGGTGATTTCCAAGTTGCAGTTGTAGTATCTTTTACCCAAGATGCGTATGGTTTTTTGGCCCAGAAGATTTGATTATCTTCGTCCCATTCATAACCTATACCTGCGTAATTTCCTCTAAATGCTTTTGAATTATCACCCGATGAGTGTGTATTAACTTTTGTATTATATGAAGTTTGAATCCACATTTCTGCAGGCCAATTGTTATGTCTTTCCAACCACTCTTGTCCTACTCTTTCATCTTCAACACCATCAGCGTTTAGCATCTTGTCATTGTCCATTGTAAGAACAGCAATAACTTTTCCGTTAGCTCCTATCTTTGCAAAATGTGCCATAATGTTTCTCCTTATATATTAATTTTAATTACCTTTCAACTATGCTTTTTTATACCTTATTATTACCACGCCTGAACCTCCATTACCACCAGCTCCTGTTGATGGAAAATTTTGACCACAAGAATTTCCGCCACCGCCACCACCAGTATTATCTGATCCATTTCTTGCTGGCACAGGTCCATTTTTTCCACCTAGTCCGCCACCACCAGTACCACCAGTACCACCATTAGGATTAGAACCTGATTGATTTCCACCACCACCACCGCCTGCATAAGCTGTTGGTGTTCCTGAAATTACAGTTGTTGCTCCTGCTCCTCCTGCTCCTCCTGTATTAGCACAAGCTGAAGCGTTTCCTCCAACAGCAGTAGCTCCACCACCTCCGCCACCTCTATTACCTGGAGAGGGTTGACCATTACCACCTGTGTTCCCTTGTGGAGGACTTACTGGAGGTGTGTTACCAGCTTGACCTGTTGAATTTCCTGGAGTGCCTGGACCACATCTTCCATTTCCTCCACCACCAGAACCACCTGTTCCCGCATTACCCGCAGATCCTCCACCGCCTGCACCAAAACCACCACCAGCTGCTGTTAAACCTAATGCACTTGAGGCGATACCATTATTGCCTGTAGGACTAGGTGCTGGATTACCTGATGCTAAACCAGGACCACCTCCTCCTCCAACTACTATTGGAAAAGATCCAACAGTTGCTGTTATACCAGTAGCAAGTGCCAAAGGACTTACTGTGTAGGGTGTAACTGCACAAGTTCGACCTTCTCTAAAACCTCCAGCTCCACCGCCACCACCAGCTTCACCGGTTCCACCATCACCACCTGAACCACCACCACCAACAATTAAATAACCTAATGCATTATTTGCAGGTGTAGGGGATAAAGAGGTAACTTGAAAAGTTCCTGGTCCTGTAAATGTATGAATTCTACAATTTCCTGAGCAACTGGTTGTTCCACCTGTAGCTACTATAAAAGGTGGAGTTCCTGTTTCTGTGTCTTCTGCATTTTGAACATTAATCCAACCTTGTGTTCCATCAACATAAACTAAAGTTAATGCTTGTCCTTGTACGTCTAAAGTTAAATCATCAGCAATACCACCAATTTTTTCTGAACCATTCGGACTAATTGTTAAATTATTATTATTAAAATTTCTTGCATAATCTGAAAATGCAACTATTGCACCAGCTGACCCTGCAGGTAAATTTGCTGTAATTGCATTACTAGATGTATCTACGAAATAACCTTCACCAGCAACTGCTGTAAAAGTGGCTGCTGTTTTAATAGATCCGGTTTGCCAATTAACAGCTCCTGTTGCTCCAAAACCATTTGCAGTTCCGTTGTTTGTAATTGTAACACCAGCAGGAATTGTGAATGTATCTCCACTATCTCCTAATGTGGTTGTACCACAATTTGTTCTTGGACTAATTTTATTTACTTTTACTTCACTCATAATCTACCTACTGAAATTTGTACCTTAGTATTACTATACCACTTCCACCATTTCCACCTATTTGACCTGAATTTGTTCCTGGATTACCTCTTGATCCACCACCGCCACCACCACCAGTGTTATCAACTCCGGCTTGACCATTTCCTGGAGATGTTCCTGGTCCTGGACCTGCATCTCCACCACCACCAACTCCACCTGCACCATTATTTCCACTATTAGCTTCAAATCCTCCACCACCGCCACCAGCAAAATATCTTGCACCACAAACTGGACCTGCCTCACCATTAGATCCAGCAAAACCTGTTGCAAGAACAAATGAACCTGCTCCACCACAACCTTGATTTGTTGATCCATTTGTACCAGCAGCAGCAGCGCCACCACCGCCACCAGATTGTCTATTACCAGGTCCTTGTCCACCATTACCCCCATTATTTCCTTGAGGAGGACTTACTGGAGGAGTATTACCACTACCTCCTGTTGAAGTTGAACCTGGATTTTCACCACCACCACCTGAACCAGATCCCCCACTTTGACCATTATTTCCTGCAGCAACAGCACCACCACCACCTGCAGATGTTATTGTTGAAAATATTGAAGGAGTACCATTTGGAGCAGTTGCAGCAGCTGGATTTGGTGCTGGTCCTCCACCTCCAACTTGAATTGGAAAAGAAGCGACTGAAGATGTAACACCTGTTGGATTTGCTAAAGGTGATGTTAAAGGTGCAGGCATACAAGTGTCATTAGATACTCTAAATCCTCCTGCTCCTGCTCCGCTTCCTGAAACTCCATTACCTGCACCACCACCACCTACTACTAAATAATCTACCACGTTATTAGGTGCGATTCCTTGATTTGTAATTTGAAAAGTTCCTGGTCCTGTAAATGTATGAATTTTAAAATCTCCTGAAGTTGATTCTGTACCGCCTGTTGCAACTATAAAAGGAGGTGTACCTGTTTCTGTATCCTCTGCATTTTGAACATTAACCCAACCTTTAGTAGAATCAACATAAACTAAAGTTAATGCTTGTCCATTCACACCTGAAACCAGACTTGATGCTATCCCACCAATTTTTTCTGAACCGTTTGGAGTAACTGTAAAATTGTGTGTTGCAAAATTTCTAGCGTAATCAGAAAAAGCTACAATTGCTCCTGCTGATCCTGCTGGTAATAATGCTGTGATAGGACTTCCAGAATTTATAAAATAACCTTCACCATTTACTGCAGTAAAACCAGCAGTCTTTGGTGTTGTTTGCCAATTAACAGAACCTGATCTTCCAAAACCTGATTGTGATGCACCTGCTGCTAAAGCAATAGTATCACCACTAGCGCCAATAGTAATTGTATTACTATTCTCGTTAATAATGTTTTGACCACATTGGTTTTGTATATTGTTTACTTTAATTGTACTTGTCATAATTAATTATTGTTTTTATACCTTATTATTACAATTCCTGAACCACCATTTCCACCAACTTGATTTGGTCCAGTTCCTGATGCACCGCCACCGCCACCACCACCGCCAGTGTTATCGGTTCCGTTTGTTGCGTTTTGACCAGGTTCATATGCACCACAACCACCTCCACCTGTTCCTCCTGCAACGTATTGCTCATTAGGCGAAGCTGGAAAGGGACCATTATTAGTTGAACCACCACCGCCACCGCTATAAGCCACTGGTGCGTTTGAAATACACGTTGTAACTCCTGCTCCACCTAAACCATAAGAACCTGTGCCTGGTGGTGTTGGACCACCTACTCCATTCGAACCAACGGCGCTTGCACCACC